TCGCCGACTTACTGCCGGTCTGTGCGGCGATGTAGTCGGCCAGATAGGCACCGGTGGACCGATACTCAACTTCGGTGGATCCGACACGGCGAGCAGTGGTGATCGCCTGATCGACCTGCTTCGCGCGAGCGTAAACCTGCTCAGCAATGTCACGGGTCGACTCCAGCTCGCCCAGCTGGTTCTGGATCGCACCCATCCGGCCGCGGAGACTGCCGAGGGTTTCCTTCTCGGCGTCATTGAGGTCACGCTCACTGTCCTGAGCGTTCGCGATGATCGCGTTGGCGGCGGAGCTGCGCTCTTCGAGCTCCTTCTCCAACCGGCGGATCATCGAATCGTTGGCCTGAGTGGCAACAGGCATGGCAATGCTTTCCCTTCTAATTGATCGAAACGGGAAAGCACGTCAGCAACCACACCCGCAACCCAGGTGCTTAACTCCGCTTCCCAGAGCGGCGAACGTGCTAATTCAGTCGCTGGACAGTCGCTTCGTGGCCCACGACAGGACGTCGTCGGCCAGGAACTCATCCAGGGCTGGTGTCGCCAGAGGCTGCCTCCCGGCCTCCGGGTGCGGGGTCCACAGGTCGTGGACCGCGACAGTTTCCGCACCCTTATAAGCGGGGTCCTCAACCATCGACAGATGATCGAGGAAGGCCCGCTGAACCCGGCGGGTCATCGACCGCCGGAGAACCAAAACGTCGGACTGCTTCCGAACGAAGTAGCCGACCGATGCGCCGAGCATCCCCTCCGACGCGAGTTGAAGCGTCTCATCACCCCGTGGGGTTCGGGCGATCTTCACCGACGCAAGTGCGCCACGCTCATTGGTGCGAGGGTCGATGCGGGTGATCCGGCCGACCGTGTCCGCCCGGTTATGCTGCCGGTTCACCGGAACGCGAACCTTGTCCTGGGCGGCCTCGTCGAGGGCGTGCCGGTCGAAGATCTCTTTCCAGGTCTCATTCCGCCAGACGATCTCGGCTTCCTCATCCCACGGCACGGCGATCACATCGATGGTGCGGTCTTTGAAATTGACGTCGTCCAGCACGGCAGGGCTGGACCGCTCGAAAATCTCAACCTCACGATGCTCGGTCACGACCGTCCACCACCTGTTAGGGCCTCAGCCGCGTCGGTGCCGACGAGTCGTTCCATCACGCGGACCTCCTCAGCGGATAGGGCCTGGATGCCGGTGAGGATCTGGTATGCCTGCGCGCGTTCCAGAAGCGCCGGCCGGGAGTATTCGTCGCGGTTCAACTCGACGGACTGGCCGCGGGGCAGCGCCCACCCCGACAGGGCGGACATGACATGCACGGCGGCCGGCTTCAAATACCGGCGATCATGGAAGTCGAACAGGCTGGTGATGTTTGCGTAGGTCAACGACCCCGCCCCAGGGAGCGCCAGCAGTTCCGGTGGCACCCCGAGGAGCACCGCGATGCGCGCGTCGTTGTACTGCGCCACCTCACTGAGCGCCATCTCCTGCGGGTTCAGCTGCAGCGGGTTGGCCTTCACCCCACCGGAGAGGACCGCGGGCTTCCACTTCTCGCCGATGTTCTGCATCCGCGACGTCCACCACTGCTCCAGCAGCTCATCGGACTGCTGTTTATTCATCCGTTGATCAGTTTCGAGCACGTATTTGGGGATGCCCCCACCTTCGGCGATCTCGGCCGCATACCTGGCGAGGACCGCGGCGGCGACCATCCGCGCCCGCCCCGACTCGAGAGCTCCGGTGCCGCGGGCCTGCGCCGTCGTCGACTTGTACCGGATGTGCAGCATGTCGCCGGTCACGTCAACGGTGCCGAGCTTGTACGACCGGGTGCCGGCGTCCATCTCCACGTTCACCAGCCACGGCGGGATCACCCGGAAATTGAACGGCTGATCGTCTGCACCCCGCGCCATCGGCAGAACGAACGCCTCACCCAGTTGGAAATCCCAGAACAGCTGTTTCGCGAACTCAGCCCACGACGTGTAGATCGACGGGTCTGGGTTGCCCATCCACTCGGTGGGTTCCAGCACCGCACCGTTCTCCGTGCGATACACCGGCATCGCCGACAGCACCGACGAGTTCAAGTCCAGCGCCGCCCACGCAGTATCAACCAGCGTGTCGAACTCGGGGCCCATGCTGCTCCACATGGGCGAAGACCACGACCCGGGCCACCCGTCCCACCCAGACGGGACAATTACCGCCATCCGCGTGTTCACCGGCCCAGGAGCAGGCTCAAACTCAAAGCCGTGCTCGTCACCCGGCGAATACTGGGGGCCAACCGACGGTGGGGTCCCTACGGTGGCGTTCGGCACCGCGCCGAGACTGTTCCACCACGACCAGAAACCCATTACTCACCGCCTCAGTAAATCGCCGGGAGATACCGGGACTGCCGCAACAGCCACAGGGCCTCAGTCACCGCAACCAGCGGAACCACGTCCGTGGACGATTTGCGGTGGCTCCACACCCACAAACCCTCCCCAACATCCCGTTTAACCGCCCCAGCGAGCACATCAGCGAACAACGGGTCATCCGAATGGGTCATCGTCTTATCGGCGACGAGCTTCTGCATATGCGCGCAGCCGCGTCCCATGTCCGACGCCGTGTACCTCTCCGGTTCAATCCCAGCGTCGGCGAGCTCCGGCAGCAACGCACCCACCGCGCCCTGCGCCTCCACCGCGAAAACAGCGTCCGAATGAGTGTTTTTCAAGTGAATCGCCCGCTCAACCAGCCAATCAACCCCCGGACGCTGATCGGCGAGCTCCCCATGCGGGACACCATCAACATCAAACGCGGCACCGATCGCAGCCGCCCTCATACCTGGCGAGACCGCGAGGAAGAACACTGGCACCTCACCGGGCGGCAACATCCGGTCAGTGGCCGTTCGCTGCCAATCAGACAGCGAAATGGGCTGTTCGAGTACCGCCGGGGTCGGAATGTTGCCGTAAGCCCTGGCAAACTCGGGTGGATCCATCGAAACCCGCTCACTGCGGATCGCGTCGACCGTCACCGTGTGTATCCACCCACCGTCGCCGACACCACACCGACACGGCGGGGCCGGGCACAACGCCGGCATGAACTCCACATACAAGTCCTCATCGGCCGGATCCCAGTTATCGGGCGCCGAATACTCGAAGTAGGCCATTCCGTGACCAGAATCGGCCTCCACAGCCTCCCGGCCCAGCCTCGTCTTCCGATTCAGCACCACACTCGCCGCGGTGCCGGCCGTCGAACACACCAACAGCTGAGCGTCCTGAACGGTGATCATCGCGGGGCGTAGGCCCTGCTCCCGCCGGTCATCCTGGTCATGCCACACCTCGTCAAGCACAGCCTGATGCAACGTCTTCGAATGCCCCGACGACGACGACGTAGACAGCAAACGGATCAACGAACCCGTCTTCCACGCCACATATTCGTTCCCCATGCCCCGAGTCATCTGCCTCTGAAGCTTGTTCAGCTTCGACGCCTTAATTAGCGGATACAGCTCATCGAGCCACTTGTCCCGGGCGTCCTTACCGGACTGGGCCGTGAACGCCGACCGCTGCGGATGCCGCCACCGCGGCGACAGGCAGCGGTTGATCTGCCACGCCAGGAACAGCGTCGTCTTCCCAGACTGCCGCGGAACGGTCACAACGACCTCGCGATACGCCGGCAGCCCCGAATCCGGGTCAATCTCACACCCGACCAGCGCCACCTCACGCTGCCACGGCATGAACGGCTGCCCCAACGCCTCCGCGATCGACGCCAGCTCGTGACCAAACGACTCCCGGTCACTCCGACGGCGAGTCGCGAACCTGGCCGAACAACTCCTCGAGAGCCTCATCGACGGTTCCAGCACTGTCATCCGCCGTCAGCCCCTCAACTGCCTCCCGATACTGCCGCCACAACCCCGCATTCGACGGATTCTGATCAAGCGCGGCGGCCATCGACCTCACGGCCTCAACCAACGCCGTATCGATCTTCTCCAACCGGCCCAGACGCTTCAGCTCACCCAGCGTCACGGCCAGCGCCTTCGCGTTGGTCACCTAGAGTCACCAGATTTGGTTGAATTGTAAATAAAACGCGCGAC